CCTTTGCCCATCTGGGCGATATGACCATTAGCCATTGTTGATTTCCTTTCTAATTGCTTGGAGTTTTGATAAGAACTTCGCTGTTGTATTGCCATCAAATGTTTTTGTATATGCTTCATTGACTTCTCTAAATGCTTTTATCTTGGCAAACTTCTCCTCTGCCGTGTACTTAGCTGATTCATGGATCTTGGCATGAATCTCTGCGTAACCATCAATCCAGTCAGATTGGCATATATAACGAGCATACGGCTCATCTTGACCTGGCACAAACATAGGCAGTGCCATATCAGGAATATCGTCAGGAATAGCGCTTAAATCAACTACATTAGGAATTACAGATCCCATCTCTTTTACTTCTCTAGGCTTGGCGGTCTGGCTTTCAAAGTTTTCAACCTCATCGGGTGAGTAGAACCCCGTAACAGATCCAGGGAAAACTGATCTAATCCCCTCTGAAATACAACGGCTTCTAAGCATCGCTCTGGGGAACTTTTGCCATCCGCTCCCAGGCTTAACAAGACCGATTTTGGTAGCTTGTCCGATAGTCCATGTAACCGCAAGGTTACCCCCGTTGGGATGTGAAAAAACTCCTGTAACTGATTCATCTGTGTATTCCTTCCATTCGACTTTGCCACCTGCATTTTGGAAACGTGCCAACATCGCATCTGCTTTTAATGCTGGTCTGCCCTGAATAATGTGAAAATCTCTTGCAGCCGTAGCGGGATGTAATCCTTCTGCTTGTGCCACTGCCATTAGTGCAAGAACACTGTTCTTATCCTTCATACCAAATAAACCAGACTTGGCTATGGCATCTGCCATTTGCTCCATCTCTGAATACGCTACTAAATTACTCATGTTAATTTCTCCATAATAGTTAGGATCGTGTCTATGACAGAACTGGCTGTCATCACCCATATTGCTAAATCAAGGTTATTCATAATGTCCCCTCGCTTCTGCTGCATATTGTGGGCGCTCTTTGTAAAACTTCTCATGAATATTTGCAAAATAAATATAGTCACCATCAAAACGCATGGTTTCACCTCTAAAAGTCCATACATTGTGGGCAATCGTGCAATCAGAATCATCAATAAATTGCCTACCTAAATCGGTGATCTGCCACAACCCATTACTTCTTTTACTGACATCATCAATACACTGCTCTACTAAACCCCAATAACGTAACTTTTGAAAATTAGTCCATTGATTACGGGTAAGCTCAAGATCAGTTAATGAAATGGGTTTATTGACAAGGTATATCTGCCATAAGCTGTTAGCCATACCAGCATTAAAATTGTGTTTGTATTCCACAACCTTAGCGCCACAATGTTCGCAATAAGCATCTCTGTTCATTTGATTAAGAACCTCCGTGATCCTGGGGTATCCATTACAAACTGATCGTATATATCAGGCATAGCTTGCTGAAATAGGCTTGAGTTAAAACGCTTAGAACTCTTGGCTGACTTCCAGCTTACAAGCGTAGTGCCATCAAACCCTCTGATCTCCTGATACTCTCCCATCAAGTTACGCACCTGTACTTCAATTTGCTCCTCTGCTTGCTCCATGTGCTTAATTTGATTCTTGATGTCTTTGAGTTGTGCTATCGCCCTCTCAACCTGCTGCGTGGCAGTAATAAACCCATCTTTTGATTCGGGGTAGATGATCTTGGTTTGCTCAATGGTTTCTGCTGGCGGGAGCGTATTAGCCTGACAATACCCCCAAACGGATGCCATTTTCTTAATAAGATCGTCTTTTTCTTGGTCTGTAATGTGGAATTGGAAAGTATGAAACTCTTGACCGCCAAATAACACAGCCAAAACGACATCATTAACATTGTGACAAGCTGCCTCGTGGACAAGTTGGGCATAATCAGCATCAGGAATCCGATTAGATTCGGGGTCAAACTTAGAACGAACTGCTGCGTTGTAGTTTTTAGCCTCAACAAGCATATTACCGTCAGCACTAATGAAATCGAAATGGGAACGAAACCAATCATGCTTAGGATGTGTAAGGACATAATCTGCTTCCTTCAACTCTTTCTTTAGTTTTTGTTGGGCTAATTTGCCGACAATAGGCTGCATGACGTGACCCATTTGTACCGCCTCAATGCCTGATAGGTCTGGGATCTCTTTCTTGCCTTGCTTCTCAAGAATGACATCTACCATCTTGCCATTGGCTACCTTACGGCTATCACCTGACCAAATAGCGGAACGCCTTACTTCGGGTGCAAAATCGTTTTGATCGTTCATTACTATCTCCCAAAAGGTATTTTGGATAAATCATCAAGATCATCGTATGAATACAACGGTAATCTCATGGGGTTAAAGAATTGAGCAGCCATACCACAGCCATTAGAGAGCTGGTACTCTCTTTCAATTCTTGCGTAGTAATACTTGGGTTCTCCCGTAACGGGATCAGCGTGAGAGGTGCGTAGGCAATAGCCTGTGCTTTCCTGGTAATGCGTACAATCCTTGCATAAGTGCATGATTATTTCCTTATTAAATAGTTAGGGTTTCAGTTACTACAGATAGAACATTACTACATTACAACGATTAGTGCAATTTATTTGTTAAGTGTTGTTTTTTCCTCCACTGGTAAAGATGGATCATGTATTACTACTGTGCCATTGGCATCAATGTAATACAGATCTCCCAGCTCCTTAGCCTTGATTAGGTTACGGGTCTGTACCCTAGCGTTCATCTGCATCCATTTCTGCGCATCATCATCTGCTTTACTCATTTGTTGCTCCTTTTAAAAAACTGTGGTTTAATCCGATTAAGTTTGTTTTAGTCGTGGTTTTGTTGTCAGTTGGTAAGGGGGCTTAACAACGGATTTGACATCGCTACCAAAATCACGATTAAAGCAAATTACACGGGGGCATTACCCACCCCTCCCGCATGGTGTAGCGCCAAAGGGAATAAACATAGTGGCTAGTATCTGGGGGACTCTCACAGGACCGCACCCCTTTAGTTAAGCACTTAGATAAACGATAGCTACCCTTTTTAAAGGTATCCCCCGTAAGGCGGGTTAGGTGCTTAGCTCTTGGGGTTTGATGGGGTCTTGGGGTAATCATAGGGCTAACAGCAACGTAACCAGCAGCAAACCACCGATAACGCTAAAACAATCAATTAACTGGTTTTTAGTTATCACGCCTTGCACGCACACGTGAGAAAAATCGCTCTTTACAAATCGTTGACGTTCTTTTGTATAAATATCATTCATTTTGAAATACTCCCGAAATAGTAAAATAAAAAAATAATAAGATGTTAAAAAACACCTATAAAACCGATTAAAACAAGCTCTAAGACGTTTTTAAGGGTTAGGCAATACCTATACAGCACCTAACCCCTAAAAGCGCTTAAAACAATGATCCTGACTTGCTTACTGATAACCAGGCATTAAACGATAAAACGGTTAACCCTTGCTTAACGCATAAGTAACAGTAAGCGCTGTATTTATCCCTGGCGCTCATACTTTGCCCTCCCGTATATCCTTGTTAGTTTGCTTAATCCAGTTGTCATTGTCACTTGCTAGTTTTTCTTTTTTATCTTGCTGTTTTAAACGCTTGTAATACTTTTTAAGCAATTCTCTATTTTTGGCAATATCTTCTGTTAAAAGATCCAGCCAGGTAGGATCTTCTATAAAACAATCAGCGCTCTCAGTGATTTTTGCCAATAAATCAATAATGTACGCTTGCTCTATTTCGCTTAATTGCATGATTTATGCTCCAATAGTTAGGTAAACGATCATCAAATAATGATCCAGCAAGGCACTACCTAAGCAATGCCCTGCTAGTCAATACTTAAGCGGCTTTTTGGTTACTGATAGCGTCCAATTCATTTATATAAGTAGCGGCTTTTTGAGCAAGTGCGGAGGCGTTAAAAATTGCCTTGTTGTCATTCTTAAGGCAGGTTAACCAATTGCCGATGTAATCAGCGTGTTGCAATTCTCCCTGGATACCATAATCAGCGCATAAAAATGCCGCTCCCATTTCCGCTACTAATTCCTCAAAGGCATAAGCGGTATCAGCAAAGCGCTTGCCTTTAGTACGATCTAAGCGATGAGGCGCTCCGCTCCAGTGTGTCAGCTCATGCAATACAGTAGCGTAATAGTGTGACTCACTTAAAAACGTAGAGCGTTCAGGAATAGTGATACTGTCAGAGCTGGGACGGTAAAAAGCACGTCCACCACCGTGACTGATTTGCGCTCCAGTTTTAGCAATGCGATCATCTAGAGCTGGTACTGGATTAAATTCAGTAATCACGGGAGCTGGTTTATCGAATTCCACGCCCTCTACCTGGTCAGCGTTAAAAACGTAGTACGCCTTGAGCATTGCATAAGTAGATGATTCAGGGTTAGGATCATTAGGCTTAATCTCGCTCTTAGTCACTTGAGAGTAGAAAACGATTTGCGTACCCTTTTCACCTTTTTTAACATTACCACCTAGATCCTGCCATTGCTTAAATGACGCCCAAACTGGTGAGCTGTATCCGCTCATGCCTAGAATTAAACGGTTAACGCCCTGGTATTCCTTTTTAGATATTGCGTTGATGTCAGCGCTGTTATTTCCTGCTACGCTCCAAGGTTTGATCCAGGGAGCGATACCCTGCTCTAGTTTAGCGATGATGTTATTAGTAACGCTGTCATAAACGCTGATACGGTTTGCTGATGTAGTCATGATTAGATCCTTTTAAGTAGTTAGGTTTAATAGTCATATAGACTATGTAATGATTGTAACGCTACTAATCAAAGTAAAGTAAACAAGTTTTTAAAAATAATTGTTGTGTTGTTTTTTCGCATAGCTATAATATGTCTATAGACTATCTTCTATTGTCTATATAGATCTATTAGCTATCTTCTATATTTTGTATAGGTGCTTAGTAGATAGTCTTCTAGATAAAGCATAGGGGTATCTGAATAGGGGATAGACTAGCTCCTCCCTCCGCTTTACAGAATTCAATAGGGGCTATCATAGGGGCTACAGCATAGAGCATAGCTCTATAACCTATTGATCTATAAGGGAATTGGGTTTGGACAGCTTAGATTAAATCAGTAACAACAATCAGCCCTTTGAGATGGACATGGACTTGCTAAGGGAGGAGACCCATTCGTAGCTCCCCCCAAAAAAAATTACAGTTTATTGAGCGTGATTGTATTGTCAGTTAAATTGACTGTTTGATGAGCGCAGTAGAACTTACGGCTTAAGATATTGTTTTGATTGAAGATATTGAACGTAGTCCACATTGGACCAGTAGCCACACCCTCTATGTGCTGGCAATACTTTGATATAGCGCCTATGCCAGTCACATCTAAACCCCAGTCTAAGGTGCAAGAAACCATCCCTGTAGGGGCGGTGGTGACTACTTTTAGCCCCTGATTTGACAATTCCCGTACCCGTTTCTCAAAAAACTGAGGGGTAAAGTCTGGTAATTGCCCTGATGACGGGGGTGAGTTAATGACTAGGACATCAAAATCCATCTCATACGGTTCATTTAAAGCGTGGTAATCGAACAGTAAGTCCTCTTTGCAAGCTATAGGGGAGGAAACTTCAAGGATGTTAGACAGGTGATCGAACCATTCTAAGTAGAAAGCTACCCAATCATGTTGCAATGGATGGTTGTAAAAGTAATTATCCCTACCAATCCAAGCATTATGAGCGCCACTCGGAATACTTAATTCTTGCAATCTGATAGGCGTGTCCTCTACAAGAGGGGCAAGTTGGTCAAGGTAAGCGGGATTGACGTGGTGGGTAAACTCTAAGTCAAAGTTTTCTTTGCAAACCTTGCGTAAGTAGTTAAGATGAACTAGGTTATCCCCTAGACGATATTCATTGTATGTGTGTATCATGGTGGTATGATGAGTTAAGTTATAAGGAGAATATCACAATGAGTATTGAGGTGGAAAAAAATATACCAATACCCCCTGAGAAAAAGCGCAACGTGTACCCATATAAGGTACTAGAGGTCGGAGAATCATTCTTTGTGCCAACGGGGAAAATCCAGATTGTCTGCAATGCAAACTACCGCACAGGCAAACAGTTAAGTAAAAAATTTATAGCCAGAAAAGAAAAAGAAGGAGTGCGAGTATGGAGAACGGAATAAAAGACGCTCAATCAGTACAACAGTACATTGAGAAGGCAGGTGATCTAGCCAAGAAGCAATATATGCAACGGGTATGGGAAATGACTAAAGATCAAATCTTTCATGAATTGATGCGTGTTCATGCTAAGTCCGCAGAACTCATGATGCAAGCAGAAGCCGAACTTACGTATCTTCGATCATTGTTAGATGGTCCTGAGGATGGGGATGCAAGACACTGATCGGTTAAGAGAAGAAAGACTCTTATATAAGACTGAAATGATGAGGGCGTTATCTTGCAGAACCAAGAAACAAAAAATAGCCCTTGCAAGCGAGTGGAAAGAGAAGTACAGCCCAATGACCTATGACGGTCTTATAAGCCTTGCTAAGAACCATACAGCCCGTCTGAAGGTGGCTTATTGGGATTTACCTAACTTTGAAGAAAAACGGATGGAGAAGCACAATTGAAAACCGCAGCCGTAGTGACCGTAACAACTGGCAAGCGCATGGAAGAATTAGAACAATGCGTTAAATCTATACAAGAACAGACTTATCCTTGCACTCATTACATTTTGTGTGACGAGGATTGGCATCGGTATCAAATCATTGATGCCCGTTTTTCTAACGCTAAAGTTTGTTTTTGGAATGGCAAGATTGGTGGGGATGGGTATGCGGGTCAGCGTTGGTTAGCTGCTGCGCCTCAATTGATTACCGAGGAAGTGACATTCTTTTGCAACGATGACGATTGGTATGATCCTGACCATGTAGCTTCCATTATGGGCAAAATTGAACAAGGGTATGATTGGGCGTATAGCCTTAGGTCAATCTATGACAAGGAGGGGCAGTTTTTGTTTGATGACAACTGCGAAGCCTTGGGGGAGCTACATGATTCATGGAATATCCCAGGTCATCATTTTGTTGATTGGTGTATGTGGGGTATGAAAACCTCATTCTTAAAACAATTGGCAATTATTCTCAATCAACCTAATCCTCAGGTAGATCGCCAGTTTTATGACGCTGCCAAGCAAATTGTTCCCAATTTCACTTCAACTCACAAGCACACGTTTAACTTTAGGCTTGGCGGGGAATGTGGCGTACAAAAAGAATTCTTTGAAATGGGCAACCACTCCCTACTACAACGGTTTAATGGCAAATTGCCTTGGATCATTACATGAGCCAGTTTAACCTTCAGCATTTTTACAATTTTTGTAAACAGCTCAAGATTGAAACCAAGGAACAAGGTTTACGAAAGATGGATCATCTTTTGGGTACACAAACCTATGTTATGGATGAAATCAACAAGGGGCTTGCAGAAGGAGTCCATTTTTTTGTTATTTTAAAAGGTAGGCAACTTGGAATCACAACTATTTCACTCGCACTCGATCTCTATTGGCACTTTATGCACCCAGGGCTTCAGGGAACACTTACAACAGATACGGAAGAAAATCGGGATATGTTCCGATCAACCCTTGCCATGTATATGGATGGTTTGCCCAAAGAGTATAAAATCCCACTCCTTGCTCACAACCGAAATCAGCTTTCCCTCAAGAATCGCAGCCGTTTGTTTTATCAAGTCGCTGGGCTTAGAGCAAAAGGAAGTCTGGGTCGTGGCAAGGCTATTACATACCTACATGGAACGGAAACGAGTTCTTGGGGTGACGAAGAAGGATTGGCTTCTCTCTTAGCATCCTTGGCTGAAACTAACCCTGATCGACTGTACACGTTTGAAAGCACAGCACGGGGCTTTAATATGTTTCACGATATGTACGTGACAGCAAAAAAAGCCCGTACTCAACGTGCCATTTTTTGTGGATGGTGGCGCAACGAACTATATATGCTTGATCCTAAAGACAAGACCTATGAGGTGTATTGGGATGGCAAGCTAACAGGCGAAGAAAAAGAATGGGTCAAAGATATTAAAAAGCTGTACAACTTTGAGATCAATTCTAGACAGATAGCTTGGTGGCGTTGGAAGTTATACGAGGGTATCAAAGACGATAGCCTAATGTATCAAGAGTTTCCACCCACTGAAGACTACGCTTTTGTAATGACGGGTACGTCATTCTTTTCTAATGCACGGTGTACCGATGCCGTTAAAAAATTAAAAAAAACAACTTATGATTCTTACCGCTATGTCTTTGGTGCTAATTTTCAAGATACTCAAGTTATTAAATCAACAGAGCGCTTGGCAACTCTTAAAGTCTGGGAAGAACCAGTTGATACAGCTTACTATGTTATTGGTGCTGATCCAGCTTACGGCTCTAGTGATTGGGCTGACCGATTTTGTATTCAAGTATTTAGATGTTATTCAGACGGGTTAGAACAAGTTGCTGCTTTTGCCACTTCAGAATTAAACACCTACCAGTTTGCTTGGATTATTGCCCACCTTGCTGGCGCATATAAAAACTCTACCTTGAACCTTGAAATCAATGGTCCAGGTCAAGCAGTCATCAATGAATTGCGTAACCTCAAACGTCAAGCTGCCAGTATGGGTACGGCTTTAGGCAAAGACTTGTTAGATGTGTACGGCAATATGCAAAATTATATTTGGCGTAGAAACGATACCCTTGGTGGGGTATCTAACTCGATTGGTTGGATGACCACCGCTGCCACCAAAGAAAGGATGCTCACTTACATGAAAGACTTTTTTGAGCGTGGCATGATGGACATTTGGGACATGGACACCATTGAGGAAATGAAAACAATGGTGCGAGATGGTGGATCAATTGAGGCTTCAGGTCGCAACAAAGACGATAGGGTCATTGCTACTGCTTTAGCTTGCGCTGCTTTTGCTGAACAAGTGCAACCTAGATTGATTACCGCCAAGCTCACACGCCCAATGTCACGGATGCAAGATGACTTTACACCAGAGCAGCTAACCGTTGGTAGGAATGTAAGTGATTACTTAAAACGCATTGGGGTGTACGGTAAATGAAGTCTGTCATACCAAAAATGGAACTCAAACGCATTATGAAACGCTTTATGCAAGACAAAGATCGAGGAATATCTATTCCTTTGTTTGCTGATTTAGCTGGCGTATCCATAGCCCATATACGAGATGTTTTTTTAGATGAATCACAACCTTTAACCGAATATATGCAAAGACGGGTTAGCAAAGCCTACATAGAATGGAAAAATGGCGAAATAGCGGTTATGCAAAATAGAGATAACACTCGGTTTGTGCAATATCGCAAAGAAGCCAAACCTGACATGGCTAAGACTACGGGATTACACTTAGTTAATGGAGAGATTAAGATTAAAGTGGGTATTACCAATAGGTCTGATTATTCTGTTTTATCACTTGACGAACAATTGAAGGGGAGATAACAATGGCAGTTGTAAATGATTTTCACTGTGCAAAACACGGATACTTTGAATCACGGGAGGCTAAATGCCCCATGAAAGGATGTCATGAAGAAGTTATGGTCGTATTTTTGCAAGCTCCTAACCTTATCAGCAACAAAACAAGGTTCACAGACAAATCAACCAAGCAACTTGCAATCGAGTTTGATATGTCAGACATTAAAACAACCCGTGAAGGCGAAAACCAAGCAGGTTACCTTACCCGCAAAAACAAGTTCAAAGAAAAAGATTACGCAGAAGCAGAAAAGTACGCAACCCGTAAAAGAGGCAACAAAGACAAAATCAAACCCGTTCCCACTCAAGAAGCGCCAAAAGAAAGTCGCCCAGGCGATGCAGCGATCTGGGGTGGCGGACAAAACGGCATGAATATGCAATCTATTCTTGCTGGTCAATTTGCTAAACCTGTAAGAGATGAGCAAGTAGGCTTGACACCAAATCAAGCAGGGATTATAAAAGGACCTACAACCCTTGCTGGCGGTACAATGAGAGATCCAGACAACTTAAAAATTAAAAAATGAAAATTCCGTCATCCCCTGAAGCTAGAGAAGATTTTTATTTGGACATCATTAACAAGTGTATGGTGTCAAAAGAAAGCAGACGGGGTGACTACACAACACTAAGAGCTTATTATTTATTTGGCGCTGGACCAGAACAACCACCAGCGTACTTCAATAAAATCCATCCGCATTTAGATCAGTTAACTTCATTTTTATATTCAGCAGAAACAACACGATTTTCAATTGGTTTAGGAGCGTCAGTACATTCTGCTGAACACCACAAAGCACCAGTCTTAACTCAAGCCCTTAATGATGAGTGGCTAAACTCTAATGCAGACCAAGTATTTTCAACTGCGTTGACATGGGCGCTTGTGTACAACACCACATTTATTAAGTTGGTGTACAACAAAGGTATTCATCCTTACATGATTGAGCCGTCATCTATTGGCGTATTGCGTGAGGACACCCCTTATACAGACAGGCAAGAAGCCATTACACAAACTTATTACATTACTAAGTCGGAGCTATATGCCCGTCTGTATTCCCATCCAAAGCGTGAATCCATAGTAAATCGTATTACTACAGGTACAAAAGTATCTGATTCGGAAATTCCTGATGCGGTAAATCGTATTGTAATGAGTCAAACCAATCCTACAATTTACGGTAACGTAAATCTTGATCTGTACGGCATCAATCGCTATAAAGCTCAAGTGGCTGAAGATACAGTTGAGATGACAGAGTTGTGGGTATGGAATGATGACACCGAAGATTATCAAGTAGTCACAATGGCTGCGCCTGACATTATTATTTATGACAGACAAGGGGCATCATTATTTTTAAAAGGCGAATGTCCTTTTGTACAGATTGCTCCTAATCCATTACCAGATTATTATTGGGGTGCTTCTGAAGCACAGCAATTGATTTTGTTACAAGAGTTGCGTAACACACGCATGACGGAGATTTTGGACTTGTTATCTAAACAAGTTGCTCCACCAACAGCATTTAGTGGATTTAGCGGTATTACTGATGAGAAATACTTTGCTATGCAACGTGCTGGTTCATTGATTGCGTCTGATATGCCTGGCGGTAAAGTAGATCGTTTATCTCCTGAGATGCCACCTGATTTATTTGAGGTGTTGCATGAGATTGACCAAATGTTTGCTGAAGTATCAGGTATTAGCAATGTATTAAGCGGTAAAGGTGAATCAGGTGTTCGTTCACAAGGTCATGCAAGTCAATTGGCACGTCTTGGTAGCTCAAGAGCAAAAAAACGGGCTTTGATTGTTGAAGATAGTCTTGAGAAAGTAGCAACCCTATATCTTAAACTCTTGCAAGCCTATGATGACACTCATTTCAAAGATGAAGATGGAAAAGCGTTTATTGCTGAACAATTTACTAAAGATTATGTGGTGAAAGTAGATGCTCACTCTAACAGCCCAATCTTTACAGAAGATTTGAAGCAATTAGCGTTTAATTTGTTTAAAGCCAAAGCAATTGATGCTGAATCATTACTTGACTTAACAGAACCACCAATGAAACAATTACTTAAAGATAAATTAAAACGCAGAGAGAAGTTGGAAGCCTCACAGCCTAAACAACAAGCTCCTGCTCCCAAAGGCAAAAAAGAACCAGAGGTAGGATAATGGCAAGAGGAAACGTAGCACCTAAAGCAGATCAACCAAGGGTAACTACTGAATCTCTAAAAAGAGATGCACAGCCAACAAATTTGCAGTATCGTGTACAAGGCGTTAAAAGTTTTGATAGATCTTCTAAAACAAGAGATCTAGGTCGTTCAGTTAGGGGATAGCTTAATTGGAGATTTCAAATGCGTAAAAGTCATAAAAAATCACGTAAATCACGTAGATAATAGTTTCCTTCACGGGAGAAAAAGGGTGTGGCTGCCTTCCCTAGGAAATAGGTGGTCCTATGCTAATTAGGAGATTCCAAATGGCACGTAAAGGACGCAAAGGTCGTAAAGGTCGCAAGTAATCCGAAAGGATACTAGCGATTGACCGCTAAACCTCCCTTGGGGGGAGGGAATCAAAAATAATACCCCCCACTTGACAATTGTTATATTAAGATTACGATTAGCGTTAATTTCATAGGAAAATATATGGGCGTACCGTCAGACAAGTTAATGGAAATGATTAAATCCCAAAAGGATGGTGCAACTCCTGGTGGGCTTCCACAAGCGCCAGAAGGACCTGGCAATATTTCTGACAATTCTGCCCCTCCAATGGGATCACCTATGTCAACCCCAGAACCCAAGATGGGTAATCGGGAAGCCTCAATGATTAACATTTCGATGGCTATGGATTTACTAGAACAAGCATTACCTGCGTTAGGAAGCGAATCAGGTGAAGGTCAAAAACTCCTTTCCGCTATTCGAACCATGACAGGCATCATTGGTCCTAAGAAGTCTAAAGTAAATGAACTTCAACCAACCGAAATTATGCAAATGCTTCAAACATTACCTCAAGCTGGTGGCGCAACTGCTGAAGGTAAAGCAATGCAACAAGCGCCACAAATCCCAGGTATGTCACCTGGCGGTGGTATGCCTCCTCCTACACCTCCTGGTGCTGGCGCTGGTATGCCTCCTCCTTCTGGCGGTTTGCCAGGTGGTATGCCTTCCGCAACTCCAAAAATGTAAGGAATTACTATGGAACTCTTTAAACCACGTGGATCAGCACAACCACGCAGACCTACCGATAACAACCAAAAGAACGGTCAAGTTATCAATACACCTCGTTTCTCACAGTTCGGTGGCTTAACATCTGCTTCTAAAGCAGGTTTTAAAAACATGATGACTATGAGCCATCCTGGTGACACCAAAAAAGTTATCTAAAGAAAAAGGGGATAAATCATGTCTTTAGAAGATCTTTCATTAGAACAACGTGATGAGTTGGCATTGTTAGCCAAGCAGTTATCTGACAATCCAAACACACGTAAAGAATTTTTACGAATGACCAAAAAGGTACGACCAGAGCTTTCAGTGCCAGAACTTGACATTGAGGAATACACTAATTCCAAAGTTAATGATGCCGAAAAAAGAGTAATGGCTTTGGAATCTAAATTACGTGAGCGTGATGCAGTTGAAGAACTAAACAAGCGCAGAGCAAGATTAGGTCGTAGCGATGACGAAGTTGCTGAGATTGAAAAGTTAATGCTTGAAAAAGGTATGACTAATCACGAAACAGCATCTGAATATTTTGATTGGATGAAGCAAGCAGCAACGCCTACTCCAATGGGATACAGCTCTAGTCCAATGAATAAGTTTAACCTTGAGAAGTATTGGAAGAACCCACAAATGGGCGCTAGAGATGAAGCACAAAAAGCGCTGATGGAATTGAAGAACCAAAATTCAAGACCAATCGGTTTTAAATAAGTAGTAAATAGGGGATATTTACTTTAGGAGTTTATTATGCCAATAGGCGGAGGAATAGTTCCAGCCTCAGGGTCATCGCAATATAATGAGTTAACTTACGTAACTCGTAGAGCGTTTATCCCCAAGCTGGTCGTACAGCTTTACAACAGCACACCTTTGATGGCTGCTTTGATTGCAAACAGTCAACAGGCTTCAGGCGGTGTATCCCAAGTAACCGTGCCAGTTCAAGGCGCTCAATTTGTTAACGCACAATGGTCTGACTACTCTGGTTCTTTTAACCAGCCAGCAGTTCAACAAGGTGCATTTAACGCTGAATTTAACTTAAAGTTAATGATTGCTCCAGTACCTTTCTTAGGTATGGAAGGCGCAGTTCAGCAAGATTACGCCATTATTCCATTGATCGAAGCTCGTATGAACGATGCGACCAACGTAATGATGGATGCAATGGCTACTGCGCTTTATAACAACTACACCAACACTCAACAGTTTATTGGCTTGCCAGGCGCTATTGATGATGGTACAAACTTAGCGACTTACGGTAACATCAACCGTTCTACATACACTTGGTGGAAGTCCACACGTTATGCAGCAGGTAACGTGAATCCAACCCGTCAAAACGTATTGCAATACATTTCTGGTACTGTCAAAAAAGGCGCTGAAGTTCCTACTTTTGCCGTTTGCGGTTTTGGTACTTGGACTTTGTTAGCGCAAGACTATGTAGGTCAAGAACAATACGTTATCACCCCAGGAAACGCTTTTGATGGCGATTCCAACGGTCCTCAAGCAGCTTTCCGTGCTTTGATGGTCGCTGGTGTTCCTGTTTATCCAGATCCATACTGTCCTGAAGGTATTATGTACTTCATTAACAGTAACTACTTAAACCTTTATATTCACGATCAAGGTTCTTTTGTATTTACTGGTTTTGAATCTACATTACCAAACTGGCAGATCGGTTATGTTGGCGCTGTCTTGATGATTGCCGAATTGGTAAGCACCAAGCCTAAGTCCATGACTGTGGTGTCTGGTTATAACTCTATTTCACTATAAGGAGCTGATAACATGGCACTCGGTCTAAATAAAATCCTTATTGCTGGTACTTATGAAAATACGCCTGGTGCGTATTGGCAAGCTGCCACCAATATTTCTGTAACTACTGCGGGTAACGTAGTTCCTGCGGGTACTTACATGATGTTTAATACATCAAACGTAGTTATCCAAGCCGTTTCTAATTACAACGCTACAAGTAACGTGGCTACATTCTCAAATGTGTATCCAGTTAACTCAGGCGGTGTAGTTATCTCTGACGGTGTAAACGTACAATTATTGGCAACCACTAACACTACAGCTCAGTTGATTACTGTAAACGGTGGTATTCCTGTAACTGGCACATTTAACACTTAAGGAGCAATAAATGGCTAACTCCGATTCAGTATCACAGTTTTATCTGGATAGTTTTGGCTATGGTCGTGTTGCTTTTATTAAAGCCACTGCTTTAAATACTTCTGGAAATGGCGCTGCCACTGGTATTGCTATTCCTTTTTTAAGCGGTGGTTTAACTAATGCAAATGCTACAGTTGGTTCTGGAAGCGTTATTCTTAAGACAATTCGTGTGCAAAATCCTACAGGTAATGTAGCTTTAGCAAACGTGTCTATTACAACAAGTAATGACGGTAACATTTCAAACGTAGTAGTAGCAAACGTAGTTTTAAGCACTGTGTCAGCAGCTGGTAGATACCAAGACCTGACCATTGCTGGTAACTACGGTGCTAACACAGCCGTATCTGGATTTACAACTCAAGCCTTATTCGTTAATGTAAACACTGTAAGCGGTAACGCAAACACTGTGGATATTGCCGTGTATGGTGATGTAGTTAGTTTTTAATGTCTAATATCTTTGTAACCAACCACACTGAAAAATCTCACAAAGATGGTTATGGTGGTGTATTTTATGAATTTGAGCCAAGCAAAACGGTAGAAATACCTGATGATGTGGCTCGTCATATTTTTGGTTATGGAGAGAACAACAAAGAGCCTTACTTGGCTAGGTTAGGATGGATAGTAACTTCCAATGATTTGAGCAAGGGTTTAGAAATTCTTGCTAAATGGGAGTTTTCCACCGAACCACCAAAAAAGAACCAATCGTTATCCCCGTTGGTGGAAAGAGTACCCTTGCCCGTTAAAAAGGCAGGGGGAAAAGTCCTTCAAGCAGTAGCATGATCTATGGAAAATAAATGGCAACCTTATCGAGTTACCTTACCGAAGTCGAGAGATTGCTCCATGATGCCAACAACAATTTTTATAGTCAGACACAATTAACTGATTACATCAATTCGGCAAGAGAGCGATTAGTCAGAGATACTGGGTGCTTACGCACAATCCAGATTGCTCAAGTGCCTTATAAAGTTCCATCATCAAGTGTTGTCAATGGTGCTACGCCAGCAAACCCAACTCAATGGGTGGCAAACACTGCGGTCACAATTAACACTTTTGTATTTAGCAATATTTATATTTATCAATATGCTACAGGCGGAACTTCAGGTTCTTCTGCGCCAGCCTATCCTGATGCAACAACTAGCAACTACAACAATTACCCGCCAAGCACCCCGTTTGCTGATGGCACGGCTACCTTGCAATATGTTGGTAATTGTGAAAATATTTACTACTCAACCTTGCCTCAAGGATCAAATACTTTAGACATTATCAATATCAACTTGTATTGGGGGAATACCCGTGTACCGATGGATTATTTATCTTGGTCTGATTTTAATGCTCGTTTACGGTTTTGGCAAAATTATATCGGCAGACCTTTGGCATTTACCATATACGGTCAAGGTCAAATATATTTTGGACCTGTTCCCGATCAAATTTATCAATTAGAGATTGATACTGTTGTATTGCCAACAGCTTTAAATTTAAATACAGCATCTACTACCGATGTTATCAACGATCCTTATACAGTTTGTGTTAAATTTTACGCTGCTTATTTAGCCAAATTTTATGAGCAAAGTTTTGGCGAAGCTGAGATATTTAAGCAACAATACGATAAACAAATTGCTTCTGTTCTCAATACGGTTTACACCAGGAGAATTCCAAGCGTTTACAGTAGTCCATACTAATTATGGCTGCTGCTGAACAGAAAAAATCGTATCAGGTCGTTAAGGAATTTAAAGGACTTAACACCAAGGCTAACCGAACTGCCATTGAAGAAACTGAATTTTCATGGATTGAAAACGCTCAACCAGTTGGTTATGCCAACATCAAAATTGTTCCAACTTATAACCAAGTAAGCAATGTTTCTAACGTAGCTGTTACTTGGTCAAATACAGTAAGTCAATTGGCTTCTGTAAACATTGGTTTGTATGATTATATTGTTGCTTTTTTAACAGACGGTTCTGCTCAATATTTCAACATTCAAACTGCTAATACAGGAAACGTAGCCGTTGCAGGTACATTTTCTAATTCTGGAATAAGTTACTCTCAATACTATAACGACAGAATGTTGATTTTAGATCCTTCCAAAGGGTTATCTTCTTGGGATGGTAACAACGTGGTTTTCATTGGATCAGTAGGTGTAGTAGCTGTTACCAACAAAGGATCTGGTTACACAACAGCTCCCACAGTTACTATTTCAGCACCTAATCAAACTGGTGGGGTACAAGCTAACGCTACATCATCTTTAACTAGCGGTGCAAACACTGTTGGTTTTGTCAGTTTGTCTAATGCGGGTTCAGGATATAACGCTGCTCCAACCGTTACTTTTACAGGAGGTGGTGGATCTGGCGCAACAGCAATTGCTGCTTACACTACGTTTGCTACTGGTACGGTCACCATTAACGTCATTTCTGGAGGCGCTGGATATACTAATTCTTCTAACACTACTGTAACTATCACGGGTGGTGGTGGATCTGGCGCAGTTGGTAATGCCGTTATTAGCGGTAACGTAGTAACTCAAGTGGTCATGGCTAACCCAGGATCAGGATATACCAACAGCGCCAACATCGTAGTAACCATTTCAGGCGGTGGAGCGACTAATAATGCCATATTGCAAGGCATAGTTAACACCACGCAAAACGTGTCTGTAGCAACTTTTTCAGGTCGAACATGGGTGGCAGCAGGGAGAACCATTTATTACAGCGCTGCGGGGTCTTATAGCGATTTTACAAGCGTATCAGCAGGATCAATAACCCTTACGGATTCAACCCTTCATGGAAACATTCAGCAACTTCTTTCTGCTAATAACTTTTTGTATATTTTTGGCGATGATTCGATCAACGTATTTTCGGATGTTAGGGTTACTACTAGTGGCACTACTATTTTTACTAACACAAACGTAAGTGCATCTGTAGGATCAAAACGCCCTAACGCTATATTTCCGTATTTTCGTTCTGTGCTGTTTATGAACGATTATGGGATGTACGCCCTTGTAGGATCTACTACTTCTAAGCTCTCAGATAGCTTAGATGGTATGTTTCCTAATATTGATTTTGCTAGTCCTATTTACGCTGGTCAGGTGTTAATTAACAACATCCTGTGTGCTGCCTTTAATTTCCGTTATTACGATGCCGTATTTACCCAAAGCTATCGTTACATTCAAGCGGTGTTTTTTGAAAAAAAATGGTTTTTAACTAGCCAAAATGACAGTCTTGCTTACATTACTTCTGTACCCGTTGGCGGTAAAGTAACCTTATATGGAACGTCTGGTCAAAACTTGTACCAGTTGTACTCTAATGCTACCGCTACTATTACTAGCCGTATCCAAACCGCATTGATGCCAATGGGTGACCCCATTAGGACTAAACAAGCGTTAAAATTTGCTATTGAAGCTACTAACAGTAATGTGGTCGCATTATCCGCTACTGTTGACAGTGAAATTGGTTCTAGCCCTGTATATTCTTTGTCTAGCGCAATTATTTGGCAAAATAATTCGTTTGTCACAATTCCTTGGACAAATAATGCTGGCGCAACGATTAGTTGGGATTCTGTAGGCTATGAATTGTATAAATCTGATGCTTCTCAGTATGGAAAATACTTAGGGTTAACAGTAACATCTAATAGTGCGGGATTTGTCTATAACGGTTTTGAATTTGAACATGAACTGAGAGTGAGATTCTAATGTCAGTACCCTATACCTTTGCTACGGCTACTACAGCCCTACCCCTATCCCAACTAGATTCTAACTTCGCTACGCCCATTACTTTGGGCAATACTGCTGTTTATTTAGGCAATACTACCAGCACTATTTACAATTTAGCCCTTGGAAACGTATCTATTCTTAGCGGATCGGTTACTTTAACTAACGTAAGCACTACTAATGCTACCGTAACTAATCTTGTAAGCTCAAATGTATCCATTACTGGCGGATCAATTAGCAACGTATCTTTAAGTTTTGATGCTATTAACAATACCCCAATTGGTAATGTTACACCAAGCACTGCTGTATTTACTACTTTAACAGCTACTAGCTCTAATGTAGGAACGGTTACTGCAGGTGTTTGGAATGGCACAGCCATTGATAATGCTTATTTAGCAAACAGTTCCATCACTATTGGCGGTACAAGCATTGCATTAGGTGCATCTACCTCAACAATAGCCAATGATTTATCTATATCAGGTCTTACTGTTGGTAAGGGTGGTGGTGCTATTGCTGGTAATACGGCTTTAGGCTCAAATGCTCTTACTGGTGCAAATACTGGAACTGGTTACAACACAGCTATTGGTGCAAATTCTTTACTAAACAATACATCTGGAGCGCAAAATTCAGCAGTTGGGTTAAATACGCTTAACGCCAATACTACTGGTAATTTCAATTCTGCTTTAGGAACATTTTCATTAGCTGCAAATACTACTGGTTCTAACAATGTGGCTGTGGGCTATACGGCTTTAAATGCTAACACCACAGCATCTAACAACACCGCAGTAGGCTATCAAGCTGGATATAGTAATACTACTGGTGCATCTTTAGTTGCGATTGGTTGGAGTGCATTAAGAGCAAATACTACTGGAACACAAAATACTGCCGTTGGATATTCAGCACTTATATCAAACACAACTGGAAGCTATAGTACAGCCGTTGGATACCAAGCTGGTAACGCAAACACTACTGGTGATATTGCCGCATTTGGGCAAGCTGTTTTATCTGGAAATACTACTGGCATAGCCAATGCTGGTTTTGGTGGTTATGGTGGTAGCACACAAACCCTTTCAACAAACACAACAGGTTCTTACAATTCTGCATTTGGTTATGGCGCTTTAGCAAATAACACCACCGCATCTAATAACACCGCAGTCGGTTATCAAGCTGGGTATAGTAATACAACTGGGCAATATAATGTAATATTGGGTTCTCAAGCGCTATACACTAATTCAACAGGTTCTTATAATGTTGCTATTGGTTTAAATACTTTACGATATAACACTGTTGATGGAAATACTGGAATTGGAAATCAAGCTCTACAAAATAACTCTACTGGTGCTTCTAATGCTGGATTTGGAAATTCAGCTTTAATAACCAATACAACAGGTTCTTATAATACGGGTCTTGGAACTTTAGCTCTTTTTTCAAACACCACCGCATCTAACAACACCGCAGTAGGTTATCAGGCTGGTTACAGTAATACTACGGGGCAGTACATTACCGCAGTTGGTACTGGTGCTGGATATTACGGAGTAAACAATTCAAATAATACTTGGATGGGCTATCAAGCTGGTTACGTTGTTTCTGTTGGTGCATCTAACGTTGGAATTGGTTATCAAGCTAATTATGCCTCTGGTGGAACTGGCGGTTCTAATAACGTTTCTGTTGGATACCAAGCGCAATACTCTCAACTAAATGGTGCAAACAACACCGCAGTAGGTTACCAAGCTGGGTATAGTAATACTACTGGAGCTCAAATTACTGCGTTTGGATATAAAGCTGGTTATACAGCAACAGGAGATTGGAGCACTTATATTGGAGCACAATCTGGTCAAAATGTTACATCAGGTGCATTTAATACATTTATTGGTTTAAATTCAGGGCAAAATGTAACAACAGGTTCTAAAAATTCTATTCTTGGTGCTTACAACGGCAATCAAGGCGGTCTAGACATCCGTACAGCAAGTAACTACATTGTGTTATCTGATGGTGATGGTAATCCTAGGCAGTATTTCAATGGTTCTATTGCTATCTTTAATGGCACTATTTCCCCTGTTCAAGCAGCTACCGCTTCTGCTCCAGCGTATGTCAAAGGCGCAATTTACTTTGACACTACTTTAAATAAACTTCGTGTTGGTGGTGCTACAGCATGGGAAACAATTACTTCTGTCTAAGGAAAATAACATGACAACTTACACAACCACAATCAATTCAATGTACACCGTACCTAATCCTACGGGATATGTAGTTAATGTTTTGTTTACTGTTAGTGGTACAGATGGACAAAACACCGCAGAAATCGATGGAAATATTAGTTTTACTCCAGAAGCTGACCAACCTAATTATGTGCCTTACGATCAACTTACAGAAACTGAAGTATTAGGATGGATTAACGAAGCTACTGATAATCAAGTTAATTACTATGCCAACATCGATGGACAGATTTCTTCAATGGTGAATCCGCCCGTTTCACCTTCTAACACACCGCTGCCTTGGGCAACAGCATAAGGGGATTTACATGGCAATCGCATTAGACTTAGAAATCAACGAAGTTAACTTTTTGTTACAAACTTTAGGTGATCTTCCTACTAAAACTGGCGCTTGGACTGTATTGGCTAAGATTAAAACTCAAGCTGATCCACAAGTGCCAGCAGAACCGCAAGAACAACCGCAAGGCTAATAATGGATTTTCAATTACTCTTTAATATTGCTTCTGCAATCATTGGCACTATCTCTGGATGGCTATTTAAAGTCATTTGGGATGCTATTCGTGATCTTAAAGAAGATATTAAAGAGATTGAACGTGGTTATGTCATGAAAGACGATTATCGAATTGACATTGCAGAGATTAAAGGTATGTTAGCTCGTATTTTTGACAAAATTGACATGAAAGCTGATAAATAATGAACATGGAAACTCTCTCCATTGTGAAGTTTGGTGACAAAGAGTCACTGGGAGAGTTTTTGTTTGAAAACGGCACACAACATCTATTATTTTGGGAAACATTGACCGATGCTGGTCAAACCTACTCAAAATTCCCTATTACAGATGCCAATATTGACAACCTAGATGACTGGTTATTGGCTCATCAAGTAGAGCATCAAGCCATTGCAAGCATATTAGGATTAAGTAATCCATTTAATATGCTTGATGTAGATTTTAATAAAGAGAACGATTTTTACGATTGGCTAGGTACTCATTTCACTATTCATGAGCAAATTGCTTCATCTTTAGGATTAGTATAATGCTCCCCACCGCCAAAAAAAATCAGGTTTTTGAAGAACAACAAGAATTGCAAATTAAACACTACTTTAGTGGTGGAACTTATGCTAAACGCATGATTTTAAAATCTGGAGCAAGCATTAGCACTCATAAACATAACTTTAACCACATGAGTATTTTGGCTCAAGGAACAGCTAAAGTTACGATAGATGAAGCATCACAATTGTATTTTGCACCCTCAGTTATTGAGATAAAAGCAGGTAAAGCACACAAAATTGAGGCAGTTATTGAATGTCATTGGTATTGCATCCATGCAACCAACATTACTGACCCCGATTTGATTGATGAAACGCTAGTAGTGGAGGAAGAAAATGCCATTTGATTTTGGTACGTATGATTCTGGCGGAGATAGCGGAGGTTTTCCTACTGGTAGCGTACAAGTTATTGGATTACCTGCTGATTGGACACCATCTACTGGATCTGTTGACTTAGCAGCTACTGTAGAACAACCACTTGTTCAAGAATTTGCTACTCAAACACCTGCAATTCAAGCAGTTCAAGCACAACTTCCTAATTTTCAAGACATATTGCCACAGGATTTGTCAACTCAGATTCAAACAATGTCTAACACATTGTTAACTCAACAATCACAAATACAAGCTCAAGCAAAAACAATTATTACAGATCAATCAAGTGTTAATAATGCGTATTCATCATATACGGCAGCCGTAAATAATTACAACGCTCATTACAATCAATATATGCAAGATGCAACCTTGCTTTTAAGAAGCGGTTTAGGTCAGGCTTCTGCAAATAGAAGGGCATTAGCAAACGGTCTTTTAAACGATGTTAATAGCACCAAAGCAAATTACACCACTCAAGTAGCCAAATACAAAGCTGATACAGCATCATTGCAATCTAATATTAGCAATTACAACGCTACTTACACCAATTACACAGGCGCTGTAGCGATTGCTCAAGGTGACATTAAAGCTGCTCAAGATGCAGCAGCAGCCAAAGCAAAAGCCGATGCTCAAGCAACAGCAGACAAGATTGCAGCCGATAAAGCTAAGGCTGAGGCTGATGCAGCAGCTAAAGCTAAGGCGGATGCGGACGCTCAAGCAGCAGCCGATGCCAAAGCTAAGGCGGATGCGGATGCAGCAGCAGCAGAAAAGGCTAGAGCAGAAGCACAAGCAACAGCCGATGCAAAAGCCAAAGCCGATGCCGATGCAGCAGCTCAATTAGCAGCGGAAGCTAAAGCTAAAGCGGATGCCGATGCAAAGGCAGCAGCGGAAGCAAAATCAATTGCTGATGCAAAATTAAAAGCGGATGCCGATGCAGAGGCAGCAACAAAAGCTCAAGCTGATGCTCAAGCAGCAAATGATGCTGAAGCAAAAAGGGTGGCTGATGAAGCAGCAGCCAAAGCAGAACAAGATAGGCTGGTGGCAGAGCAATTAGCAAAAGAAGCTGCTGACAAAGCTGCACAAACACAAACTGGCGGAACAGATGCGGTTACGGTTAACCCACCAACAACAACTCCTGAGCCAACACCTGAGCCAACACCTGAGCCAACACCTACCCCAACACCAGTTCCAGAACCTACTCCGACACCAATTCCTGCTCCTGAGCCAACACCTGAGCCAACACCCGAACCGACTCCTGAACCTACGCCAGAACCTACCCCGACACCACCTCCTGACCAAACGCAAACAGGCACAACCACTTTGCCTGATTTGTTAGTGCCTTATGGACAAAAAACAAAAGCATCTCCTTTAACTAGCACTTTTGCTTCTTCAGATGCTTTATCTAGCGCTTTATTGGGAAGTGGTTTAAGCTCAAGACCTGACGTTTCAACCACGTCAGAACCGTATTTGTTGGGTACAGATGAAGCTAAAAAGAATGTTTGGAACACTGAATCACTTAAAAATGCGTTAGGACTATAAATGGCAAAACTTGAACAAACACTAGGCACAGATTTAGCATCTATTGCTCAATTATTACGTTCAAAAGGACGGGGTAAAGACAGCGTTCTTGCTCATATTACCCCCAAAGAAGCTGCGCTTTTAAAGCGTAGAGGTGGTAGAGGTAGTGTTAACCCTGATACTGGATTGCCAGAATATGAAGATACGGTTGATGCTCCAATAGATCAAGCACCTGTGGACCAAGCGCCTGTAGATCAAGCGCCAGTAGATCAAGCGCCAGTAGATCAAGCGCCAGTAAATGTGTTTGATAATTCTCAACCAGCACCTACATACGCTTTTACTCCATCAGAAGCAATATCTGGCAGTCAACGTGATATGTCAACTCCATTTCAGAATTTTAATCCAGCAGATAATGCTGCTGCTAGATCAATTTTGGGTATGGGAAATGTAGAGCCAGGAGCAGCGCCAACAGTAGATACTGGAGATAAAACACCTGTTAAACCAGAACAAGGAGGAAAAGACCCGTTCAAAATGCCTAGCCTTGGGCAACTTGGCACATTAGGTCTTGCTGGCGCTTTAGGTGCTTATGGCGCTTCTCAAGCTCGTAGAGGAGCTGCTCAAACTCAAGCTGGCACTGCTGAACAAAAAGCTATTGCTGCCCCTTACCAACAACAAGGTCAGCAATTGATTTCTCAAGCTCAAGCAGGTCAATTGACCCCTACAAGCCAACAAGCTCTTGAAGCTGCAAAAGCTCAATTAGCTCAATCTCAATCTAATAGAGGTGGCGTAGGAGCGCAACAATCAGCTAATCAAATAGCCAATATTTATCAAACTTTGTTAGATAATCAATATAAATACGGCTTGCAAGTCATGCAAATTGGTGACAACATTAGTTTGGGCGCTATTAAATCAGGCTTGCAACTGGATCAACAGTTACAAACATCTACCAATAACTTCTACAGTCAATTGGCAAGCATTGTTGGTGGTCAACCGATAAGGGTAGGATTCTAATGGCTGAAACAAATAACGAACAATTAGCCAATGCCGTTGGTACGGACATTAAGCAATTTCCTTTTTTAAAAGAAGAAAAAGCAGCTAAAGAAAAAGCCGTTGAATCTAAGATAAAGGCAGAATCTGCCAAAGAAGGCGAAGTTCTTAAACAAAAAGGACAGGCTTTAGAAAAAATTGCGTCTGAAGATAAAACTAAATACGATGAAACCATGAGCTTGATGCAACCTGCTCCTGAGTTTAAGCCTACTCAAGACAACATGATGGATATTGGTGGGCTGTTTAGTTTAGTAGCTACTATGGGAATTGCTTTAGGTGGTAGTGGAAAGCTGTCATCTTTAAACGCTTTAAACGCTATGGGCGGTATGCTCAAAGGCTATCAAGCAGGTCGTAAAGATTTGTTTTCTAAAGAACAAGCTACTTTTGATAAAGAAACAGCTCGTATTAAAGAAATAAATGACCGCTTAATTAAAAATTTAGATCAATATCAAAAGTTAAGAGTTACTGACAAAGAAGCTGCATTGGTTAAAGCGCAAGAAATTGCCTCTACAAACCCTGGTGTTATTGCACAATTAGTTCAATCAGGTCGTGATGACGTGGCTGCTGAAATTGCCAAGCGCAATAGCGATATGCTTATAAAAATGAAAGAATTGGCTACTAAAAATGCTATGACGGGAATTATATTGCCTAAAGACAAAGAGGCAATTAAACAATATACAACTCGTTTTCAAATGATTAAAAATATTGATGATATTGAATCTTTGTTAAAAGATCCTAAATATCGTGATCTTATCAATATATCTACTGGGTATATGCCAGATGTTTTAAATAATTTAAGAGAGAATTTTCCTGAACTTTCTCAAAAATTGGCTAGAATTCAAGCAATGGAGTTTGATGTTGGTGGTAAAGCGCTCACTGCAAGTGAACAAAAAATTCTTGGTCCAATTTACAATTGGCGTGGTTTAACTGCCAAAGCTCTTGAAGAAAGATTAAAAGGAACAGCAGATACTCTTAACGATAACCTTGCAATTAGTGAAGAAGTTTATCCAGGGTTTAAACAATTAAGACCCCGCCTTGAATCTGTTTATAACAAAACTGGTCGTGTTGCCGATGTTCCTCAAGGTGAGGGTGAAATTGATATAGATTCTGAAAGAAGCCGTGCTAAAGCAGCAATTGCAAAAGGCGCACCATCAGATAAAATTAGCGCAATGTTTAAAGAAAAGACTGGTCAGGAGCTGTAATGGCTGATTATGAATCTCTAATTCCTCAGAAAAGTAGTGGTGAATCAGATTCATACGCTGCGCTTATTCCTAATAAAGCTAGTTTTCCTGAAAAAGCTGAAGGTTTTATTTATGGATTAGCTACAAGTATTCCTGGCATGGTGGGTGATATTGAAACCATGTTGCCTGGCGGATCTGAAGTAGGAGTTAAAGGTAAAGGCGCATTAAAAGGAAAAGAAAGCGTTTTTCCAACTACCGAAAATGTTAGAGAAGGTTTAACTAAATTAGGATTGCCACCACCACCTAATCCTGCTGTTAAAAATTATATAACTGCTGGAGAAATAGCTCCTGCTGTTGCTGCTACTGGCACTGCTTTGTATAAAGGTGGAAAAGCACTTTATGGGGCTGGAAAAAGTTTTGCTAAACAACTTAAATTAGGTAAAACATCTAAAGAATTAGCCGAATCATTACGCTCAAGTGGAGAAAAAAGAGCTGGTCAAATTGCTAAATCAACTGGCGAAGAAATGACTGCTGCTGAACAACGTGCAGCTATTGCTGGTAAAGCAGAACAAAAAGCGCAAACTGGCGGTGAATATGCTTTAAAACCGTTGCCAGGGGTAGGCGTTGAACAAGAAGCGGGTATATTTAAACCAGTAGCTCAAACATTTCAAGACATTGGCAACAGAGTTAAAGAGTCTGCCAACAAAGTAATGGAAACCCTTAAATCCAGACGTGCAACAAATGCCGAAACAAACAAACAAACTGCTTTTGGAGATGCTTTTCAAAAAGAAGCAAAAGGTATTCAACCAATACACAAAGTTGATGCTTCTGGAAATCCTGTATTAGATGCTAAGGGTAAACCCTTAGATTCTGATTCTTATAAAGCTGCTGAAAAAGAAATTAAAACAATGATTAGAAACCCCGCAACGGGTTTAACAGACGTTCCAAGTCAACAATCTAGAGATGTTTTAAGTAAATTTTTGAGCGACATTAACCCCCGTCAAGTTGATCCTACTACTGGTATTGTTACTGGCAGACCTGCTAGTTTTGAAGGTTTAGAGTCTGTAAGACGTAGATTGTCTGACAGAGCTTTTGGCTTTCCTGAAACTGGTTTTGATGCAATCAATCAACAACAAGC